GTTCAACATGAACAGCCAACGCCGGGCGTCTCTAATTACAGCCTTGACGATGATATCATTTTCGATTACGTCGGTCACATCATCCGTTGTGTAGATTTCCACGCCGTTTGTCGTCTTCGCATATACGATCCACTTGCCATTCTCAGGCTTGACCACGTAGCAGTGCCGGATGGTCGGATGGAGGATCGGACTCCACCAATGTTTGCTGTCATCACAGAACACCACATAGCAATCAGAAGACATTAATCTTCATCTCTGCCCTGCGCACTTGCCTGCTTTGTGTATGCAGGTTGGTTAGTGCCTGTCTGCCTTCACCTTCTCCCTGCAATGCGTACTCCAATGCCTCGACCGGGTGACTGTATTCATTCTTGTCTGGCTCATCTGTGTACTTCTCGCCTGATACCTGTATCCGTCGGTAACAGAAGCCGCCTTGCAACCCTTTGCGGATCATCTTCGCCTTCGGGCTGATTAGGAATCTAGGCTTGCCATCCATGCACAGCTCTTTCATGGGCATTTCTAGCGCGGCACGTCGTAGCGAAGGATCGTTCGACAGTGTTGGCGTGCAAGGTATCCCGGCAGCTCGCATGATCTTGAATGGTGTATCGGCATTCGCTTGGTTCTTGTTATCGCCCGATGGATCACCCCAGCCCCGAAACCTGCATTGCGGATAGTTCGCATCAATGTATCGCTTGAGGCTAGGCGCAAAGTCCACCGCCCCCGAGTCAGTCATGCAGTATTCATCGAAGCAAATCCAACGACCCAACGTGTCACGCTGTATGAAAGCGCAAGCGGGAGTGCGACCGAAATCGAAACCAAGTACAACAGGGGCATCAGTACTAGGAGTATAAGCGTCCCCAAGGCAGTGTATAGAATCAGTGTAAAGAGGATGCACCGGCTTACCACTGGAGACAAAGCCATATTCGTTAGCCAAGTTGACTTTGACCCAATCGTCGCTTTTGCCTTGTAGTCCTCTCCGGTAGTAATCCTCCGGTAAGTTGTGGAGGTTCTCGGCTTTCTCGTTGAGATACCAACCATCTCCCTCCCGATAGACACCGCCAGGCTGTCGATGAAACTTCCAACCTTCTGGACGATCTTCTTCAGCCAGTCGGTAATACCAGTGATCTTCGTCTGGAGCATTGGAGTCTCCAATCATTCCATAGTGAGTTGGCTTAATCCCTTCCTTCATCGAAGGGTAACGACCACAACGCAGGTCGAGCATGTCCACAACGCTCTTGGAATGCTCTTTGGCCTCGTTTAGCCACACCCATGTAGTCTGGATACCCCTAGCCTTCTTGACGTGATCAGGGCGATCAAAGGCTATGAAGATGACCTCGCTGCGCACAGTCGTACCATCCTCTAACTTGAACTGTATTCTATGCGTGGGCGGTTCCTTGTTGCCTTGCTTGAACTCACCCAGCTCGCCATGAACTTCGAGCCAGTCTTTGATGGTGGTCGAGAATAGTTCGCTGTAGGTATTACGTGCGGCAATGATCCGACTGAGCCGAACACCGTAGTTGGGATGTGTCTCCCGCTTTACCGGCGCTTGCTCGCACATCAGCTCTAGAAGTTTAAGGATTACTTGAACTGTCTTGCCGGAGCCTAGCGGCCCCATAATGAAGGAATTACGCTCCCGACAATCGGCGAACTCTTCGAGAACTTTACCGGGTGGCTTGGTTACATATTCAATCTTCGCCATCGAATCGCTTACGCTGTACAGCAATGACTAAATCACCACCGTCTGGGCCGGTTAGCTCTTGAGATTTGAGGTCTGGGATGTACTTGGCCATCAGCTTTAGGTGTGCATTGAGTGCAACTTCCTTACGCCGAATCATCAGAGAGTCAAACTCCAAATCAGAATCACTAAGTTCATTAATGATTTCAATAACATGCTGTTCGTGACACTGCTGGGCTAACTGCTCCCTGAGAGCATCCTGCCTTAGCTTTCTGTTACGTTGGGCTGCACTGTTATTACTCATTTCTTTTTACCGAATATCCTATCCCATCCATCACTATACGCTTGTCTGGATTGAGCAGTTGAGTTGCGCGGCTTGCTGCCTTTACCGCCATTGTATTCAGGGAAGTGTCGATCCCTGGTTTGCTTGTCTAGCTTATGCCTATGGTCTGGCATCTTCTACCTCAGTTGGATAGGGGGACCAAAATGATTTCCCGTATCGATCAATTGCTCTAATGTACTTGGCGATTATATATGGACTGACATCGAAGATAGTACCTAGGTTGTCTAGTAGTACACCATCGTAGTATAAGTCGCGCGCTTCTTTGACCTGCTCATACGATAGCTTCATAAAATGTATGAGACATAAAGGACTAGCGCGATTAGAAATGGAATCACGCTCCAGAAAGAATCAGCCATATCTCCCCCTATGCTGGATAATGTCTTGCCATGTGTAATGCGCGCGCGTTCTCGAGCTTATCTCTTGCACATAGATCCAGGTACTGACTTTGGCTAATACCCTTCAACCGACCAACCAGGGTACATACGACCTCTAGGTTCTCGATGTGCTGCTCTTTGTTACGTGCGCAAAACATGGCGCGTTTTACCGTCTCACACATTGGGTTAATCCCAGTAGCTATGACGTGTCCTAGTATAACACGATCAGTGATTTATAAACTATTTTAAATAAACATCACGAAAAGTGTTGAACTATAGATTTAGGTATGTAAGTATTAGTCATCGGCTGGGGACACAGCCACTAACCAAGGGAGATAGACATGGACACAGGTTACATTCTCAAATGCGTAGATGGAGAGGCAGAAGGTCAGTGCTTACCCATCCCTCAAGATCAAATGAAGTTGGTTTGCTCTTTCCTAAAAGCACAGCTTGCGTTTCAGATAGCAAGCGCAACCGATGCAATCACTTACGAGCAAGATCAGCCAGTGATGGTTAACTATTGGAACGCGCAAGATGCGTTGCTTCAGTCGAATTTTTTTCCTAGCAAATGGTTTGCCCGAAGCTTTTGGGTTTTAAAGGAGATATAAAAATGAGCTTAGACGACCGTATCGTGCAGTACAACGACATCCTCGACAGAATTGACGAGGCTCTTGCTGAGATTAATCGAGCTGATCGAGACTACGCTTTGACCGATATCCAAGGTCAATCTTACATTCAACTCAAGCAGATTTATGACACCATGTTGGGTGACCTCATGGACCTGGAAGAGAGAGCCTACGCATGAGACCAAAAACAATTGGCAAGGTAGTTCAATTCATGATCGGAGGCGATGTGGCTGATGAGTCTGTCGTCTTCGGTTCCCGCATAGAACAGGATGACAACGTCGCGCACGTCGAGGTGTTAGTCCAGGCAGAAGGCGAGAGCTGGTGGATTCCCATGACTACTATCCAGCCTCAAGAGTGTGACCTGCCAAGTTGCATCCGGTGGAAAGCGTGACAGCAGCGACCAATCCTGATTACCACATGACATACTCCGAGATCGCTGAGGTGCTTGGAGTTTCTCGTCAACGGGTTAAGCAAATTGAAGAGAGCGCGCTAGACAAACTCAGGCGTCAATACTATCCGGACTACGTTAGTTCCAGCTCTGAATCTCGTAATCAGGATCAAGTTCCTTACGCCTGACCTCATCGCGGTAATGTGCCGCGATTTCCTTCCTTACTGCCTCAGTCGTCTTGTAAATCTCATTGCTGGTCAGGCGCAACTTATCCATGCGCTCATCCCCGTACAGCTCTCTCAACCACTCGTGAAAAATTATTGGCTGTTCGGTCATATGCCGGTGGCAATAGTGGCACATGGAAACTGCGTTTGACATTGCCCAGCGCAACCGCTTATTTCTGCGGCCAAACACGTGACAGCACTCAAGCCGTCCTTGCTTGTGGCAGTGTAGACACTCGCCGTCGCGTAGCCTTACAGCTTTGCTAAATGCCCTGTCCGCTGGCCCATTGTTGATTGTTGCCATCATCTTCCCTCGTGTATTGACGTTCCCGAAGTATGGCCTTCTCGCTGTTCCCGCAATCGCACGACCAGCCTTCCAGCTTGTGAGGGTATTCGCTCTTAAACTGGGGGACCATGATCTTGAAGCACTCAGTGCACTTCATCTGGGGTAAATACGATTTCATACTCCGGCGCTCCATCGTCTATCAATGCTGATACCCATATCTCTGCGAAGTCATCCAAACTTAAATCAACTGTGATCCCGTTAGCTGCCCAGCCTAGGATATAAACATCGCACTCTTTTGGATTCTTGCCACTGGTTGCACCGCCAATGTCTTGTGTCTTGATAAGCGCTTGACCGCCACCCGGTAATGGACAGCTAATTATTGGGATCATGCTTTAACCTCATCAATCCCGACCTTGAATCGACTGTGCTCACCATAGTTCTTATCGAGTATAACGCAGGACATGGACCTTGCAGAGCCATAGCCCGAAGCTGAGTGGAAGCTGTCGGGTGGGCAGAGGACCCCAAAACTCTCCAGATGCAATCCGCCCAGCTCCGTCACAGTCCGGTGGTGGATATGACCGTGATAAAGATATCGGTGAGTCGTTCGACCCCATTCCTCTGCGTAGTCTCTTGTCACAGCTTCATAGAGCGCCTGAGTCTTTACCCGGTCCCCGTGATGCATAACCACGAGAGTCTTGCCCCACTCAAAATGTATCCACTTGGAGAAGTTGTCGAACACTTTTACCCGTGGTTCATTATGGAAGTACAGGCGCATCATTTCATTTAGCCAGAGACTCGCATCGGGATCATGGTTACCCCGCACGTTGATTAGCCACACTTCCTTGTGCGTCTCCAGCATCCGGGTAATTAGCACTTTAAATAGGTTGCCGACAATACGAATGACCCGGCCCAGCCTTCCATCGACATCGACCGGGGTTCCTTTGGCTGTCTTGTTGTCACCTGAGTTAGCGTGAAGGAAGTCACCCAAGTTAATCAGTGCGCCTACTTCCGAGTCACCCGCTGCAGAGACCAGCTTGTCGACGGCCCTGATCAGTACGTCTTGGGCAATGTTTGTATCCCAGTCATCGCCACCCGTCTCAGGGGACCAGCAGAGGGCGTTCAGGTGATGATCTCCCAAAAGATAAGCGCTTAACCTATCTTCATTTTTCTTTGATTCTGGAGCTTTTACGGGCTTGTAGAGGCCATCTATCTCTTCGAGGAATCCAGCCTTGAATGCCTCAAGCATCGCCTCAAGCATTGCCTCTTTGTCTGCCATGGATTTAACCCACTGGCCGACCGGCTTACCATCTTCATTGTAGTACGTAGAGAC